CACAGACCTCTCCGCAATTCCCGTCACTGACGGGAAAGCGCCTGAGTGGGTCGAGATGATCCCTCCAGGTCCATACGTTCGCGGACTGGATGGCCGTGAGTGGCTGTTCAACGCGGACTCCCAACAGCTGGTGCTGTCCTCCTTTGCAAGCAGGGGCATTGATCTGCCCATTGATTGGGAGCATGCCACTCAGCACCGCGCTCCTAAGGGCGAGGCAGCACCGGCCAGCGGCTGGATCAAACAGCTGGAGATCCGCGAAGGCGCACTGTGGGCCAACGTCACCTGGACGCCAGACGCCGACACCCAAATCGCTACCCGCGAGTACCGCTTCATTTCTCCGGTGTTCGACTACGTCGAGTCCACCGGCCAGATCGTTCGCTTGGTCAGCGCAGGCCTGACCAATACGCCCAATTTCACCATGACCGCCCTCAACCAAGAGGGCCAACCTAAGGAGTTCACCACTGTGAAATTCCCCGCTGCGCTGTTGGCGTTGTTCGGCCTGTCCGAGAACGCCACCGAAGACCAGGTCATTGCCGCCGCTACCGACCTGCAAAAAACCGCTCAGGCCGCAAACCGCGAAACCAACGACATCTCGCGCTTCATCCCGCGTGCGGATTACGACAAGGCAGTGTCGCGTGCCACCAATGCCGAGGAGCAGTTGGCCACCCTCCAGAAGGCCGAGCACACCAAGGCTGTTGACGCGGAGATCCAGGGCGCGTTGACCAACGGCAAGATCACCCCGGCTACGGCTGACTACTACCGAGCGACCTGCGCCGAGCAAAGCGGCCTTGAGCGCTTCCGCGAGTTCGTAAAAGCCGCGCCGGCTGTTGCCGACCCGTCCGATCTGGACAAGCGCAAGCCCGAGGCCGTCGCCACCGCGCTGAACGCTGAGCAGCGCGCCTTGTGCGCCCAGCTCGATATCGACCCGGCGGAATTCGCCAAAAACATTCCTGAGGCCTAAGCCATGCCGCTGACCGCTGACCGCAATACCCCGCTCAAGCAGACCGATATCGTGGTGATCGGTGTAGGTGCCGGTGTGCGCATCTATGCCGGCTCGCTCATCGCTCTGACCTCAACAGGCTTTGCCATTCCGGGCAAGACCGCCACAGGGCTGACCTACGCCGGTCGCGCTGAGGAATCGGTGGATAACACCACCGGTGCTGATGGCGCCGTCTCGGTGAAGGTCCACCGCAACCGTGCCTTTAAGTGGGCAAACGACGGCACCGTCACCCAAGCCCGCCTGCTCAAGCCGGCCTACATCGTCGATGACGCGACCGTAGCGGCGGCTGATGGCACTGGCACCCGCTCGGCCGCTGGCCTTGTTGTAGGCATCGACTCTGACGGCGTCTGGGTCGAGTAATCCTCTATATATAGGAGCGCATAGCGCATGTTGGTTAACAAGTCCTCTGTTCAGAACATCTTCATTGGTCTGAAAACCCTGTTCAACAATGCCTTCGCGGCGGCGCCCAGCACCTGGGAAAAGATCGCCATGAAGGTGCCGTCCAGCACCGGCAGCAACCTGTATGCCTGGCTCTCGGCGTTCCCGAAGATGCGCCGCTGGGTAGGCGAGAAGCACGTCAAGAACCTCCAGGCCTACAGCTACTCGGTCAGCAACGAAGACTTCGAGGCCACCGTCTCGGTAGACCGTAACCACATCGAAGATGACCAGCTGGGCATCTATCAGCCGCAAGCACAGATGGCCGGTTTTTCGGCCAAGCAGCTGCCAGACGAGATCGTTTTCGAGCTGGTGAACGGCGGTTTCACCTCGCTCTGCTATGACGGGCAGTACTTCTTCGATACCGACCATCCTGTGGCAGGTAACAGCGTCAGCAACAAGAGCACCAAAGCGCTGACCATCTCCACCCTGGCTGCGGCTCAGGCGAGCTACGGCGCTGCCCGGACGGCCATGCGCTCGTTCAAGGACGAAGACGGCCGCCCAATCGACTGCATCCCGACCGTGCTCCTGGTGCCGCCAGCGCTGGAAGACACCGGGCGAGCACTGCTGACCGTGGATCGCCTGGAAGACGGCAAGCCGAACCCCTACAAGGGCACCGCCGAGCTGGTTGTGTCGGCTCGACTCACCTTGGACACCTCCTGGTTCCTGATCGACACCAGCAAGCCTGTTCGGCCGTTCATCTACCAGGAACGCAAGGCGCCGGTGTTCGTACAGCAGACCGACGCCGAGGCCGACGACGTGTTCAACCGCCGCCAGTTCAAGTTCGGTGCTGAAGCGCGTGCCGCTGGTGGCTACGGCTTCTGGCAGATGGCGTTCGGCTCGACCGGTACGGGGGCCTAACCATGGGCGTAACCATCAAGTCCAAGACCGATGGCTTTCGTCGCGGTGGCATCGTCCACCGCGCCAAAGGCACCTACTACCCGGACGGCGTCCTCACCGAGGAGCAACTGGAGCAGTTCAGGCGCGAGCCGCAACTTGTGGTCGTTGAGCAGGTGCAGCCTGCCGGTGCGGTAGGCCTGGACGATGAGTCGCAGCGGCTGATGCAGGAAATGGGCGACACCATCGCGGCGCTGGAGCACGAGCTGGGTGAGGCCAACGCCGGCCGCTTGCTGGCTATCTCCAACCTGGAGCAGGCCGGCGCAGAGCTGGAGGCGGAGCGCTCCTACCGGCTGGACGTGCTCGACCGTCAGGGAGTACTGCCGGGCTTGGTCGTGCAAGCGTTGAGTCTGCTGGAGCCAGACGACCCGACGCAGGAAGGTGTCATCTGCATCAAGGCGGACAGCTTGGCTGCACTCATCACTGAACTACTTCAACCGCAGCAGAAGAAGCCGGAGGCGCAGGACGATGCAAACAGGACGACGCTCAGCAATGCCGGCGGTAATGAGTCGCCGAATCCGTCGTCGGTTCCGCCAGTGGCTCAGGCAGATGGTGCTCAGGCCGGGGTTGTAAGCCCGGACAAGCCCACCGGTAAGCGCGGCAAGAACGCTCAGAAGGACGCTGAATAATGAACCTCTCGCTGCCGAGCGCAATTGCGGTCATCACCCGCTTTGGCTCCAAGGAAATGGCCGACCTTGCGGTCCCTGAAACCAACCGCCCCATTCAGGGTGAGCTGCTGGAAGCGGCTGCCAAGGGTGAGCCCCTGGACGATTGGGAAGCCGAGGATGTGGCATCGGCCGTAGCGGCACTGGCACGGATCGCCGACGCCGCGACCCGCGCTCGCAGCGAGGTTCAGTTCTATCTGCGCTACCGGCTCCAGGGCGAGGACGCCCCGGGCTGGGTCGCTGATGACCTGCCTGAGCTGACCAGGTTCCACCTGTACGGCGAAAAGGCCAACGCCGATTCGGCTGTGCGCCTGCGCTACAAGGACATCATCAAGCGGCTGGAAAGTCTGGCTGCCGAGGATGAAAAGCGCGGCGCGGCGGAGTCCGGGCAGTCCGGGCTTCAGATCAGCCATCAACCGCGGATGTTCAGCCGCACCACGCTCCGGGGGCTGTGATGCTTGGCGAATTAGAAGACGCCATCCAGGCGCGGCTCGCTGAGCTGAAGAAGCAACTGTCGCGCTTGCACCTGGACAGCTACGGCGGGGAATTGAGCGACCCGGATTTGCTGGTCGACCTGCTCAAGATGACCCCATCCGTACTGATCACCACGCCAAAGGTGAGGTTCGACAAGGCCGGACAAACCCGACGTTTCAAGGCTGCTGTGGTGTTTCGCCTGGTCATCTCCAGCACCTCCGTCAGGGGGGAGCGGGAAGGCAGACGAGGCACGGTGGCCAGCGATCCGGGCAGTTACTGGATCTGGGAGCAGTGCATGCACCTGTTGACGGGGTGGCAGCACAAGGAAGGTGGCGCCCGCGTGGCGCCCACCGAGTTCGCCAACCTGGTCAACGGCAAGTTCCAGACCAGTCACCTTTCGGTGCTGGGCCAGAGTTTCGCCATCGATCTGGATTGGATCATTCCTGAGTTTGAAGCCGGTACGCCAGACCTCGAAGGCGTGGATATGGCCTTCAAGGTGCCAGCCAACAACCCCGAGCCAGTCGCATACGACAACGTTGATTTGAGGGACTTGTGATGCAAGTAGCCGCAGCACCTGGTCATCGGGTCCCGAGGGCCGACGACCCGCGTAAGTACATCGAGAGCGCCCCTGTCGATGTGCCAGAACACTCCTACTACCAGCGCCGCATTGCTTCGGGCGAGCTGCTGGAGGTTAAGCCGAGCGGTGCCAAACCTGCCGCTAAGAGAGCCGCGAAATGACTATCGAATTTGACACTATCCCGGCGAGCATTCGAAAGCCGGGCGTCTATATGGAGTTCAACACCAAGCTTGCGGTGCGGACTCTGCCAACCAATGCCCAGAGCATTTGCTTGATCGTGCCGCTGGGTGCCGGTGCAACTGTGGGCCCGAACGTACCAACTCAGGTCTATAGCGCTGACGAGGCCAAGGCCAAGTTCGGCGATGTAGCCGAAGAGATGGTGGCTGCGTCCATTACCGCTAACCGCTATGTGGCAATTTCATGTGTCGGCGTCACTGTCGAGGGCCAGGCCGAGCCGAGCATTGCGGCAGCACTGGCGGCGACCGCGCTGGGCGGATTCACCATCCTGGTGCCAGCCTGGTTCAGCTCGACCGCTATGACGGCTCTGCGGGCCCACATCGAGACCTACACTGACGCCATCGAGCAGCAGTCGATCATTGGTATTGGCGCACTGACCTCTACCCTGTCGGCGGCTACCACGCTTGCCGAAAGCCTGAACTCTGGTGCCATCTGCCTTCCCGTCTTGCCGGGCACCGCGTCCACCGCTCGCCAACTGGCGGCGGCTTTCGCCTCGGTTGTAGCATTCGAGGAAGATCCCGCTCGCCCGCTCAATACGTTGGTGCTGAAAGGCATCCAAGTGCCGCCAATTGCCAGTCGCCTGGGGCGCACTGAGCAAGAAACCTGCTTAGCCAATGGTGTGACCCCACTGGAAGTGGGGCCAGGCAATACCGTGCAGATTGTCCGTGCGGTGACCACCTACACCAAGTCGGCGGCGGGAGCAGACGACGTATCGCTGCTCGATCTGACCACCATTCGTACTCTTTATTACGTCCGCCAAGCCTGCCGTGAGCGCATTCGTCTGCGCTTCCCTCGCGCCAAGCTCTCCAGCCGGACCCCCGCCGCTGTCCGTGGTGAACTCCTGGACGTGCTGAAGAAGCTCCAAGATTTGGAGATCGTGGAGGAAGTCGAGGCCAACGAAGATGCGCTGATCGTCGAGCGCTCGGATCAAGACGCGAACCGACTCAACGGTGCCATTCCCGCTGATGTCGTCAACGGCCTGCATGTGTTTGCCGGCCGCATCGATCTCCTTCTGTAACCGGAGCCT